CCATGAATGTGACTTTCAATAACAATTTCCAGGTGACCGGAGGCGGTAAAGTACGAGAGATCGCGGATACAGTGAAACGAGAGATACTGGCCGTACTGACGGATGCAGTTCCGGCAATAGGTTAAATGAAAGGAGGAAAACTATGATATCAGGCAATCAAGCATTAAATATCGGCGCACTATTTGCCCAGGTGTTCGGAATTTCTTCTCCAATTTATCTTCCCTGGGGACGTGATTTAGGTGATTATAATCCGGGAGATTATCAGGGAGTAACAACGATTTCTCCGCAGAAAGCCGAAACATACAGCTGGATGGGAACCCCGGTACTGGATACCTTCATTTTGGACGGTCGGAAATACTTTACCTATAATGACGATGGTTCCCGCGGTGAAATCAATCTATCAAGTTTCACAATGCCTTATGCGACGCTGGTAGACTTTTCCCGCTCCATGAATGTGACGAAAACCAAAGTGCTGGGTAATGCCGGAACCGTGAAGGAAATATACGGGCTGGACGACTGGAGTATCAATATACGGGGTTTCTGCATTGCGGATAAGAACCGTGATGGCTTCAAGACTGTGGATGAGCAGGTAAATGCTTTGGTCAATTACAGAAAGGTAACTGAAGCTATCGGAGTGACCGGCCTTCTCTTTAACCAAAAAGAAGTATACTCTATGGTTATTGATGAGTTGAGTTTCAATCCGATACAGGGAAATAGCAGCGTAGTTCCATTCACGATACGCGCTACCAGTGATAATCCTATAGAACTGAAGCGATGAGTTACATGATGTGCGGCAAGGTCACATTCCCGGCCAATGAAAGGAGAGAGAAACTGATGCTCCATCTGGTGTCATCCGTGAAGATTGAAAGTTCATGGAAGATGCTGACGGACACTGCGGAGATCGTACTTCCGCGAAAGATTGTACTCTTCGATAAAAAGGAACTGAAAGACTTGTTGAATGCCGGTGATGAGGTGATGATAGAACTTGGATACGGTGATGACCTGTATCCGGAATTTGAAGGCTATATCGTCTCCGTATCCCGAGGCATCCCGGTAACTATCCGGTGTGAAGATGAGATGTACAAGCTGAAGCGTAAAACGGTATCCTATTCCGCACCCAATGCAAAATTGAAAAAGTTTTTGCAGGATATAACCAAAGGATATGAAGTCAAAACAGACTTTGATGTGGAACTGGGAGCCGTACGCTACTCGAATAAAACCGTGGCTCAAATACTGGATGATATCCGCAAGAAAACGAACCTGTATTGCTACTTCATAGGGAAAACACTCTATTGCGGAAATGTATATACGGAGAAAGTTCAGTCTGAAAAAGTAAAAGTGGAGTTGGAAAAGAATGCTGTTAGCCAGGACCTGAATGAGACAAACGGAGAATCTCTGGTGAAAGCTATCAGTATAGGACCGAACGGAAAGAAGTTGGAAGCAAGTGCCGGAACCGAAGGTGGCGAGGTTTACAATCTAACCTATAACGAAAGAGCACAGAAAGTAACGGTAGCTGAATTGAAAAAGTTTGCATCGGACTTTTATGAAGGTCTTAAAAAGCAAAAGTATAAAGGAGGTGTGGAACTGTTCGGAGTACCGGTGGTACATCATGGGATGATCGTGGAATTGAGCAGCATCATTACACCGGAAATGAACGGAAGTTACTATGTGGAGAAAGTGACAAAGGAGTTCAGTGACAATGCCACTTACCGGCAGAAACTTGAACTGGGAGGGCGTGCGGAATGACGGAAGATGAAAAGCTGAGAAATGCCTTTGAAAGGTTACAGGATGGTGCCAGACAAGCGCAATTACGATGGGTTACAGTAACCGTAGTGGATAAAGAAAATCTGATGATGGATGCCGTAGGTGTTTCGGATGATCTGGAATATTATGGCATACAGTTGGGAATGGGGGCTTTCAATATTTGTCCGAAAGTAGGAAGCGGTTGCTTGATTGGGATTGTAGAAGGTCAGGAAACGGATGCTTTCCTTATTTCGGCTGAAGAAATAGAGGAAGTACAGATAAAGACGGACACCTCCATTACCTTCAATAATGGAGAGTTGGGCGGAATGGTAAAGGTGAAAGAACTGACGAATATCATCAATGATATGGTAAATAAGTTTAATACACATACTCATCAGGTAGCCGGAGTCACTCCCGGTTCCGGTAGTGTTGTTACTCCGGCACCGACATCAACGATGAATAGCCTGCAACAAAGCCAAATAGAAAACGAAAGGGTGAAGCAATGAAAGGAATACAGTTAGGCAAAAACGGTGATATTGAAATTATCCCTCGTAATGTTAACGGGAAGCTCACGGGAATGGTTATCAATGATACACAGATACAGGATGCGGCGGTAGTACTTGACTTGAATCAGGGTGAACTGAAGGAAGACCCTATACTTGGCCCGAACCTGCTTCGTTTCATCCGTTCTCATGGTGATAAAGTCATGATTGAAAAACAAATTAAGATACATCTGGCCCGAGTAGGTATCAATTACGAAGAGCTTAAAAACATTATTAATATCAATTTAAAAACGGTTTAAAATGGAAATTTTTGAAGGTATCACAAAGCTACTGATCATAGTTGTTTTTGAAGTTCTGCTGGTGACGGTGGCTATGTCCTGGGATTTTGCTTCAGGATATCATAAAGCGAAGCTTCGCGGAGAGAAAAGGAACAGCTACGGCATGAAACGTACGGTCAGCAAATTCATTCTTTACTTTGGCAGTATGACTATTGCTTTAGGAATAGACTGCATCTGCTTTGTATGCAAGTTTTTCGATTTCATCCATCTGCCTTTTTTAATGAGTATTCCCGTATTCGCTTCCATTCTTTCAATTTTTATCATGGTGATTGAATTACGGAGTATATGGGAAAAGGCAGAGGATAAAGCTCGTAGACAGGCGGAAGATGCCGTGCATGCAGTATCCGGACTGATGAAAAATGAATTACTTAAAACGTTGGTATCTACGATGAAAGAAAAGGAGGAAAAACATGAAAGTGAATGATTTCGTAAAGTGGATTTATCCACTGGCAAAAGCGATGAATGAGATTGATCCGGTATTCATAACGGCACAAGCCGCACTTGAATCCGGATGGGGCAAAAGTGCAATAGGTAATAATCTGTTTGGTGTTACTAAAGGTTCTTCCTGGAACGGTGCCGTACAGTTGGTAAATACAACGGAGTATTTCAGCCGTCCGGATGTGACTTTTAAAGCTCCGGAAAAAGTTTTGTCTGTTACCAAAATAAATGATAAGCGGTACAAGTATTCAGTTAGGCGCTTTTTCCGTGATTATGAATCTGTATCTGAATGTTTGGAAGATCACCTAGCAATATTGAAGAAGCCCGGATATGCGGATGCGTGGCCATATCGGAATGATGCCCGTCAGTTCGTCCACCGTATTGTTGATAACGTTGGGGCGAAATATGCTACTGCTCCCGATTATGTGGAAACGATGGATAAAATCTTTGTAATGGTTGAAAAGGCAATAAAGGAGGAAAGGCTATGAAAAAGTTATTGATATTGCTTTTCCTTCTTCCGCTTCTGGTGGCCTGTGCGGTTCCGAAGGAAACTTCATTTAAAGAAGATTTATCTGAGAAAACAAAACAGGATGAACAATGGCGATATGACCAGCAAAGGGATTTAGAATTGTACATGCAGCAATCGGTTAAAGAGTTTCAGGATAAGATATCAGACATGCAAATGTCTTGGAACCGTACGAACTATTCGCCACCTGACAGTACAGGCAAGCAATATCCTACAGCCGTTGAAACCGGTACGATGAATAAAAAGACGAATGAAACGGCTGGCAAGGCTCAAGATACAAACGTCCAATACAATCTCATTGAAGAGAAAATTCTGTCATTAGAAAGAAAAATAGATACTTTCATACAACAGAACCGGAATATCGACGAAAAAACAGAGCCTCCCTGGTGGCAAAAAACATTGATGGTACTGGGAATTGTATTCATAACCTGGATGGGAGTTAAACTATATAGAATGATAAAGGGATGGAAGTGACAGTTTTGTCCGGGCAGACATTGGCAGATATCGCCATACAGGTATACGGCAGTGCCGAAGGTGTTTTCATTCTTGCTGTTGAAAACGGGTTAGACATAACGACAGATTTGGAACCCGGACAAATATTGTCTTTCCAACCCGAAAATATCATAGATAAAAGTATTGTTGAATACTACTCCATGAATGGAATACATCCGGCAACCGCTTTCATAGGTAACTGGAGAATATTCGATTATACTTTTGATTATACATTTAACTGATATAGTGATGAGCAGAACAATTAGTGAAATAAGCCTAAGCATCAAAGAAGACTTTGTTACCAATGGGACCATACAGGATATGTATGGACTGACGCCCGGGAAGACCTTTGATGAACAGTTCTCCGTAGCAAGTATAGAAGCGATACTAATCTATGTATTTGCCTCTGCTGTATGGCTTCATGAGAAACTTTGGGATAGATTCCGGCAGGAAGTAGAGGAATTAATAGATAGCAGTTATGTGACATCATTATCCTGGTATTATGCCAAGGCTTTGGAATTTCAGAACGGAGATGCCTTGTCATTCGATGAAAAGACGTATTCATTCAGATATCCGGAAGTGAATGAGAGTAAACGGATTGTTAAGAATGTAGCGGTCAGACAGGTCACGGATGACAGCGTTACTAAGCTTAAAATCTATTTCAGCGATAAGGACAAACAGCCTCTCACAGGCGATGTACGTACATCTTTTGAAAGCTATATGCACCAAGTCGGAGCGGCTGGAACGCATTATCTATTTGTCAGTGAGGCTCCGGATCAGTTACGTATCCACATGCATATTTATTATGATCCGCTGGTGCTGGACAGTACAGGAACCCGGTTGAGTGGTGGCGGTAAACCCGTGGAAGAATCTATTGAAGGATATCTGAACGGACTGGAGTATGGAGGTGTGATGTATGCATCAAAATTGATTGATGTGATACAACAGGCTGAGGGGGTGAAGGACGTGACGCTGGACGGGACGACGTGGAAGGGGACACTGGAAGACCGGAGGCGGATTGATGCGGAAAGTGGTGCATTTGTGTATGTGCGGGAAGAAGAGGACATTATTTATGCTATTGACTGACCATGAATATTATTTGGGATAAGTGGGTAATAGAACAGTTACCAAGGGTGTTGAGGAGTAATTTGATGTATATCATTTGCATGATATTCACAGGACCAATCCGGCGGCTATACACTGATTTCATCCAATGGAAAAAGCGTATGCTCATTAAGGCTGGAGGAAGCCCACAGGTTTGTATGTTGGAGAAGATTGTCAAAGACTCATTGGATATTGACGTACACATTACAGAAGGGAACGGAAAGCCTATTGACTTTATCATCAAAGCTGAATTTATGGACTTGGATAAAGAAAGGCAA